AGAGGCTAGACACCACGCATGGTGGAATGATGCTGAGTTGAGCTATTGCGTTAATGCTCGGCTGCACACTCCGGGAATCTGCATAGTGCATTCCTCCCCCCTTGCGCTATCCCGCATCTTCTGGCTTTTGATGGGCTTAACCTTTTGCATTGCTCGCCTCGATCAATGTCAGGAGCTGCGCCATAGTCTTGACCTGCCTTGTGGTGGTCGCTGTTGCGCCTGCCTGCAATCCGCGCTTGCCCATGTCGTTATCGAACGCCCACCATTCACACCATTCGTGATGATCTTCAATTGCCAAAGAAACTGCCCGAGTGTATCCGTACTGCAAATCGAATATGGCCATTTTCAGCGGACCTTCGGTAGAGCTACCAATAAGGCCGGATAACTTCACCACAATGGCGTCTGCTTTTTTCATCCGCTCAAGCCATCTACGCAACAGCTCCAACTTTTCGGCTTTCGTCATCTGGCTTTTGATCTGCTTGGGCTTCATGCGGCCTCTCTCAGAGCCAATAACAGGTCTGTGGCGGCCAAGTCTGCGCGCTGTAGGGCGCGGTCTATGTCTCTCATTTAGCTTTTCTCCCTTTCTTCGCTATCGGCGCACCGTCAGTTTTCATTCCGTTGGCAGCCATGATGTTTGTCCATGGCGCAAAGTCTCGGGCAAAGGTATCGGGCGGGATTTCAAAGGCTTTTGCCTTGGTGAACTTGTGCACGACTTCCAGCGCACCGGATGACAGGTGCAGCGCCATGCGCAGTTGGCCATTCTCAACTTCTGCCTGTTTCAACTCTTGTTCCAGTTCTGTGATCTGGCTGAACTGGTCGGCAATGTGAAGCTCTGCCCAACACAGCAGTTTTTGCAACTGACTGCCGGCTCCATGTTTTTTCTGCTCTGCTCTCAATTCGGTAATCATTGGACGCGCTCCCGTTGTTTAATTCAGCGGTCTGCCGCTTTCTCAGTGCTGCCGCATATGTGTTGTAACACTTCCTGCAAATCCTTCGGCCCTTTGCCGCCTCTGCGTTGCATCCGTTGATACAGAGAGCGCCTGCTACCCTTTTTGGCCAAAATCCCATGCTTTAGCCCCCTCGTTAAATGTGTTTCGTTGCCGCTGTTACAATCTTCAATTCTTCGGCTTGTTCATAAGTACACAAAGCGTTTACAGGTTTAGGCTTTTGCTTCTTTGCCTTCACTATCGGTTTGATAGGGTGTTTTGGCCCCTTCCAACTCCAATCTGCTCTCCACTTCATTACTGCTTTACCTATATGCCTTTAGGTGGGTGGTTGTTGAGAGAATAAAGACCCCTACCGTTAAGGTAAAAGGTCTCTTTCCCAAAAATGCCTTCTGGAGCCGTGGCGCTTTCGGTCAGCCGAGCATTAACGCAATAGCTCAACTCAGCATCATTCCACCATGCGTGGTGTCTAGCCTCTCTCTAATGCCTTACAGACTCAGTTGCGGCGTGAGGCTTATCTTCTACCGCTTTAAACATGCTCGGTGAGTGTGGGCGAACCCTGACATATCTCAACATGCCGAGCCAGAAACGCAAAAGCCCTGTGAAGGGCTGGCTGGTGTGATGAAGGCAACGAAAGGGCGCAAACCCATTTTGACCTGACCAAACCAGCCCTTCACAGGGCTCTAGCTTGTTATTCGTTGACGGTCATCACACCGTTCCTAGCGAGCGAATCATAACCCCGCTCACTTTTCCTCTGCAAGCGAAACTTCAGCCCGTGGCCCGAAATTCTCAAACCAGTTTTCCGGCGATGATTTCACCACCACTTCGCTGCCATCGTCGGCTATGAACTTCCATGTTGGCATTCTGCCGGGGTGCACATGCAAAAATGTCCACGTATTCGGCTCGACATTGGCAATTCGGTGCAACGTGTCAGGCGTGATTACATTGGTCTGCCCTACCGTAAATCGCTTGTATGCCGTACCAATGTATTTATCTTCTATTTTTCTGGATGCTTCCAAATAGCTGCCGGTCAGCATCTTGGCATCAGCGTTAAAAGGATGCGTGTGCAGGTGTGGTTCCGAATCTGCAACAAGAAAGCGGTGAAGCCAGTATTGCCCACCATCAGGAGCCTTGCCCACGTAGTACCGTTGCAGGTAGTCGGCACCATTCACCACGATTGTGCGGCACGGCATCCCGCTGGTTATCATCATCAAGATTTCATGGTTCATGGCTTATTCTCCAAACCTGCTAGGAAACGGCATGGATATTCCAAACCGTTCGGCAGTGAACCTGTTGCAGACTTCGTAAACCTTGCTTACCTGTTCAGGCGTCAACCGTGTTGTTGATTCTTTCGCCATCATCGCGTTTTGAATTTGTCGCCAGATAGTCTCTTTGATCAGTTCGAGCGTCCAAGGTATCTCTACCCCTTCGCGCATTGCTGCCAATACTGCCCGCATATCCAATCCAGCACCGTTCAAGGCTTTGGCAAGCTCGCCACAGTACACATGGATAGCCTTGTTCTGCTGACCTGTACGTGTACGCCATTCAGTAGCCTCAACAGTGATTATCTGTCGTGGCTGGCACTCCTGCTGCAACAGCTTGTAGCTTTCGTCGTCAGGCTTTAGGTAATAGCCTTCATAGGTAAGGGTCAGCTTCATTAGAACAACTCCCCCTGTGCCGCTTGTGGCTTCACCAGTGATGCGCAGCGAGTACGGGCAACCCATCCCATCATCACAGCATGGAATCGCCTCTGGTGGCGTCTGGCGCGGCACTCCCGAAGGATCACCCTGCAATAGTAACTGTCCGATTCTTTCACGCAGTCCACCATGCCCATGCGCACACTGTCAGCACAGCCCCAAAGCAGCACGACGCGATAAGGTGACACACTACAGCGCCCTTGCTCATCTCATACGTGCCAGATGGGTTAAGGTGGCCTGCAATCACAAGCGCAAGGCTCATGCACAGCAGCAGGATAGCGACAACGGCAAGCTCGATGGCGATCATGGCAGGCCTACTATGTATCCAATTGTGAATGACATCGTGATGCTGAACGATCCGACAAGCCACGCCATGCCGATAAGCTCGTGTTTCTGCCAAGGTATTACGGTAAAGCCGCTCGGCTGCTTAGTCATTGGCGCATCTTCCGCTGGAATTTGCACTCTTCCAACTCTTCCAATGTTTCCTCCAGCTCTTGCAAAGCATCATTGAATTGGACTGCAACGCACTTGCCGCCAAAGAATTCAGTCCCGCCGTTGATTGCTGGTTGTTCTACTCCTTCCGGCCATTCAAACACTACCGTCATTCTGTTGTTTTTCATGGTATGCGCCCCATAAGTTTATCCGTCAGCATTGCCTTTGCCTTTTCATCGCCGTCAGTAATTCCCTGCGTTGATTCCTTATCAAATATCAACTGATCTAGAATCTCGATCAATTCTTCGGCTTCTTTCCTATCCAGCGTGATCTGCTCTCTCACTTTGGCTTCCTCGTACTCGGGTGAATAGTGAACGCCTGCGGTGTCTTGTCGTATGCCGTAGCGCCATCAGTGATAGTTTGAACCTTGCCGCCTTTCGCAAAGAACGCTTTAACTTGATCTGCAACGTCCTGCTCGAACTTCACCTTGTCAGGGTCTGTTGATTGTCTGGTCATGCGCTCACCCTCAGATTGATAGACTGGAACTTGCCGAAGTCGTACTTCTTTTCCATCGTTACGTCTTTCGTGTTGCCGGCATTGCTGGCCTTGTCCCATTGGTTTGTGCGGTGCGCGGGCTTCAACTTAACGCCGGCCTCTTTCAGCTTCATGCTGATATACGTTGCGGAGAATCCCAGCTTTTCGCCTATGGCCTTCAATCCGATCGTTTCGTATTCCGCGATTGCCATTCGCAAATGATCGCTTGTCCATCGTGCCGCCTTCATATCCTCTTGTTCCTTCCTCATCTTTTTCATTGTGATGTTTTTTGGCCGTAGTGTTACGCCGTTGTCGAGTATCGCCTTTCTCACTGAAAAGTAACTGCTTTGAAAATCAGCGATCAGCGCATCAAGCGACTTTCCGGCCTCGTATTGCCGCGCCACTTCGGCAGCGCGGGCTTTTGTCATTGGGATTGTCATTGTAGGCCCATCCTTTTCAAAGCGCGGTAGAGCGTGTTCTTGTGTACCCCTATCCGCATGGCTATCAGGTTCTTGCTCTTGCCGGCTGCAAGCATGTCGCGCACCTTGGCAACCCGCTGGTCGTCGGCGTCAATCTTCTTGCGGCACTCCCGCTTCACACTGTACCTGCTCACTCTTGTTCCCTCGCTGTTGGTGGTATCAGTTCCAACTCCATCGGAGTCGGGTCTAGTTCGTAGTACTCGGCGTGTTCGGCAAAGCAGCGATTGCGCGCAAGGATTGCCTTGTTGCGTTTCACTGTTTCGTATTGCTCCTTAGTCCAGCCCATAATTTTGTCTCCCGCCGCCAGTTGGCACCATTCCTGTGAAGTTTTCAAATCGTGCAAACGCAAGCCGGCTGGTAAGCATGCACTTTCCTGTTGGCCCATTGCGGTTCTTGGCGCAAATGATTTCCGCTATCCCAGCCATAGGGCTTGTGGCTTCGTAAACTTCTTCCCGGTAAACAAACAATGCAACATCCGCATCTTGCTCCAAATTCCCGCTGTCTCGCAGGTCGGAAAGTTTTGGCTTCCTGTCGGCCATTGGGCGCTTCTCGCACTCGCGGGAAAGTTGTGACAAGGCGATCACGGGGCAGTTCATTTCACGCGCCAGGTGTTTCGTGTTCGCGCTGATTTCTCCGACGCGTGTATTTTGGTTGTCACCTTTGTCCCTCAGCTTTTGCAGGTAGTCGATAACAATCAGGTCTATACGCTTGCCAGCCTTCATAGCAACACGCTGCGCCCTTGCCAGCAATTGCGAAGATGTCAGGCTGGGGTTGTCGTCAATCGTGTAGAACCTGTCTTTCAGCTTTGAAACTGCCAAAGTCGCGCCATCGGATGTTGCGTTGTCCAAGTCGGCCTGAATCAGCTTATCCAGTTCAACGCTGCCACAGCTCGCCATGTGCCGGATAGATACCATTTGCTCCGGCATCTCAACCGAGAAAAAAAGCACATGCTTCCCGGCAAGGGCCACCCGCTCAATAATGTTTTGTGCAAGCGTTGATTTGCCCATGCTCGGCCTGCCTGCAACAAGGATCATTTCACCATCCCGTAACCCGCCGGTCATTTTGTCCAAGTCTTTAAACCCGGTGGATAACCCAACCATGCCGCCGCCGCTGTTGTAACGATCTTCCAAATACTTTACGGCTGACTTCAACGACTTGGTTATGCTAATCGGTTCCGCGTTTTTGGTATCCGCATCAATGCGCATCAATCCTGACTGCGCCAGCGCCAGCAACTCACTGCCAACTCGACCATCCGGGTTATATCCACTGTCGGCAATGCCATGCCCCAATGAAATCAACTGCCTCAGGATTGACCGCTCTTTTACGATCCCTGCATATGCTTCGATGTTGGCAGAGCTTTGTCCGCTTCCAACAAGTTCGCCAAGGTAATCTATGCCGCCGGCTTCCATGAGCATTCCGGCGTCCCGCAGAGCTTCGCTGAGAGTGATTACATCAACAGGCTTGCCATTGCCTACCTGATCCGCCATCGCTTCCCATATCAGCCTGTGCTCTTTGCGATAGAAGTCTGTCGATAACAGCTTGTCGGCAACCTGCGGCCATGCCAAATCGTCTGACATGATCGCCGCCAATACGGCTTGCTCGGCTTCGATAGAATGGGGTGGTAACTTCAAGGAGTTCATGCTGCCGCCTTTTGTGCACGCTGGGCCTGTAGCCCTACGGTGGTCAACTTGTATGTGTCGCCTTCCAAGTACCATACCTTCAGCCAGTTACCCTTTACGGCTTTCAGAAATACCCCCGGCCAGTCCCGGTATTTCTTCTGGTCATCAGAACTTGTATATCTAGACTTGAACTCATGCCAAGCTAGTGCAAGGAATTCAAAAGGAATGCCTGCCTGTTCGGCATAGGTGTGAACAGCATGGTCATCAGGGATAGCCTTTTGTCCTGCCGCCTTTTGCTTTTCAGCGTAGCCCTTCAAAGTCTGTAAAGGCTTCCGAGAAGAGACAGTCGCGCTAGCGGCTGCATTCCTTTCCTCTTCCCTGTTCCTTTCCTTTCCTTTCCTTTCCGGCAGTGAGTCATCCGTGATAACTCCGTGAGTAGTCACTGAGAATTCACTGAATGACGCTAAAGGCTTGATTTTGCTGGCAGTTGGACGGTTGACTACTTGGTGCTTTTTGAAATTGACGACAACGCCATACGGTTTGCCATCGGAGCCATTTGCAAGCCTGATATAGTCAAGACGTGATAGCTCCATGAGCATTCCTTGAATACTCAGTGAGTCATCGAAAGGGAAAATTGCGGCTTTAATCACCCGATGATTTGCGACGAAATAACCTTCGTCGTCTGAGTGATTCAACAGGCCAATTGCCAACAGCCTTGTTGTTGCTGGAAGCGCAGCCAGCTCTTCATTAAGCCAAAACTCCGGCTTGATCGTTCGGATTCTTGCCATGGTACAATGCGCTCGCTATGTAGTTGAAAGAGCCGCCAAACCTGTCAAAGTTTACTGGCGGCTTTTTCTTGTGTGGCTTCCCGGATCATTGTTGCAGCAGCGTTTGAGAAGCTCCGGCCATCAGCTTTTGCTCTGGCCTTAACTGCATCAATAACGCTACTTGGCAGTGATACTGAAATCTTCTTTACCCTATCCATGCTTTGCATGTTGCTACCTTTTGCCACCTTCGTCAACTTCTTTTTCATCTTCTTTTGCCTCGCCATTTTCAGGCTCAGATAACCAGCAAAGACCGCACCATAAGCCGGGGTTAAGGCCGCAACGACAGATGGGGGTCACTTGCCGCGCTGCTCAATCATCAACCCAGCCATGCCGTAACAAATATCAACTAGCTGCGACTCTGTGCAATTTACTAGCCCCCACCCACTCCTATCATTGTGCGCAAAAACAGCAGGATTGGCACAAAAGCCCTGCATCGCCTTCGCCGCGAAGTAGTCCCGCAGCGTCATGCCGTCACACAGCCCCATCGCTTGCCAGGTCTGTCCACTCTCAAGCGGAATAGGAAAAGCCGGCCCACCATCATTTACTGAATTGCTCATTGTTTGCTCCTTGTTCATTTCCCCGATACCACCAGCGATATGCCAATGTTAGCGCCAAGCGCCAGCATCGCGGTGCTTAGACCGCCGACGATATAGCCCACGACAAAGCACAGGAGCCAGACTCCGATAGCGCGGCTGTTTTGCTCGATGAATTTCATTTGACCCCCACAATTTCAACAGTTACCCGAACCTTCACAACCCTAGCCTTTGGGAATGCATCCTTTACGCTTTTCAGGTTTGCCCTTGCAGCTTTTCGAGTGGCAAAGCATGCCACCCGGTAGCCCATGAAATGCTCGGACGGCATTTCAAACATGCCCTTGAACCACCAATATTTCCATCAACTCGCCTAGTGTCGGTTCTTGCATGTGTCTCTCCTTAGTATTCGATTGATACGGCTGGAATCTTGCGCTGTGCAATGAGCGTTATTACCAGCTTTGCAACTTCCGCATCAA